CGCCGCCCGCCGCGGAAAGGACAGGCGAATGGCAACAATCAGCACGGAGATGAGCCAGCAGACCACCGCGAACATCTACAATGACAAAGGCAGTGAGCGGGTGCTGGCGGTATCCGCTACATGCAGCATCAGACCGGGACGCGGGCTGAACATCAGCATCGACATCAGCGACAGCGACGCGCTGGAAGGCGTGAAAGAGGAAGCCGCGGCGGGGCTGGCTGCCTATCTGGGGCAGGAGCTGCAAAAGGCGGCAGGGCTGGGTATCCCGATCGCGCTGCCGACCGCACAAAGCGACTAAGGAGGTGCGCAGGTGCCGGACATGGACATGGTGCGGCGATTCGCCGGGTGCGACGACGACGCGGACAGCGCGGTGCTGGAAGCCTGCGTGAATGCCGCAGAGGCATGGTACGAAGCTGCGGGCGTTCCAAAGCCCAGCGCGCCGGATTCCCTCTATGATTTTTGGTTGGCGAATCTGGCGGCGTGGATGTACGACATGCGCGGCGCAGGCGGCGACAGCACGACGGTGCCGCCCTACATCGTCACCAGCGTGCATCAGCTGCGACCGATAAAGGCAAGGGAGGCGGGCACATGAAAGCGGGCGACCTGCGGCACAGGATCACGCTGCAACGCGCAGAAACCCACACGGACGAGCGCGGCAGGCGTATCACCGCGTGGCGGGACGTGGCGACGGTGATGGCAGCCATGGCGGACGTATCGCAAAAGAATCTGTACGTTGCGCAGGCATACCACGCCGAGGACATTCTGACCTTCACCATCCGCTACCGCCGGAGCATCCGGCAGGAGCAGCGGGACAGCTGGCGGGTGCTGCATCAGGGCATCCACTACGAAATCGTGCAGGTGAACGCGCTGAGCTATCAGGGCGATTACATGCGGCTGCAATGCCGAGCGATACAGGGCAAGGGAGTGTAAAGCATGGGAGCCTTTGCAGCGGGCGGCATTGCCGCCGAAATGACGAAGTTTGAGAGGCTGGCGCGTGGGAGCGAAGCAAGCTGCAAGAAGGCCGTAAAGGCTGGCGGGCAGCTGCTGGCGGAGAAGCTGAGCGCCGCCGCGCCGGTCCGGACGGGCGCACTGGCGGCGAGTATCAAGGCCGGGGCGGTTAAGTACAGCGCAGCGGACGGCTACTATTGCGAGGTTGCGCCCACGGGCACGAACGCCGAGGGCGAGAACCTTGCGAAAATCGGTAATATTCTGGAATACGGGCGGAGCAACATGCCCGCCCGACCGTGGTTTGTGCCGACGGTGGACAGCGCTGTGGAAGAAGTGAACAGCGCCATCCGCGACGCTTTTCAGGCGGCGCAGGGAAAGGACTGAGCGGCATGGAGGACAAGCTGGAGGCTTTTATGATGGCTGCTCTATCCGCCCTGCCCTACCCAGTCAGTCAGCCGCCGGGCGGCGCGGAGAACGAAACCTATGTGACCTTCAACGAGGCGAGCGGCGCACCAACGGAACACGCCAGCAACGCGCCAACGCGGACAAAGCATCTGGTGCAGCTGCACGCTTTCAGCCACCGGGAGGACGGCGCACACCGGCGTGCTTTTTTCGCCGCGCTGACACTGCTGGAAAAGGCAGGCGCACGGGTACAGAGCTGGGGACCGGACGACTATGAGAAGGACACAGGCATCCACCACATGGCGGCAACCTTCGCCGTGTGGATGATGTGGAACGATGAAAAGGAGGACTAAGCACATGGAAGGATACTATACCGGCGTACTGGACATTTACTATGCCCTGATTACCAAGCCCGAAACGGCCACGACCAAGCCGGTCTATGCTGCGCCCGCAGTGATGGGTAAGACCATCGAAGTGACGATTACGCCCAACTACAAGGAGGGCAGCGTCTACGCCAGCAACGTGGCGACGCGCAATGAAAAGCGCGTGGACAGCTACACGGTGAGCGCGAATGTGGACAAGCTGTCCTATGCGGTGCGCAAGGCGCTGCTGGGGCGCACGCAGGACAGCAAGGGCGTGCAGATTATCAAGGGCGGCCAGAAAGCGCCGGAAGTGGCCATCGGCTTCGCCATGACGCTGGACGACGGCAGCAAGGAGCTGTGGTGGATGTACAAGGGAACCTTTGCGGAACCCACCAGCACGGCGCGCACGGACAGCAACAACACGACATACCAGCACCCGACGATTGAGGGCAAGTTCGTCCGCCGGGAGTGCGACGACGCGCTGGCGGCGGTTGTGGACACGGCAGACAGCAGCGTGGCGGACAACGTTAAAACCGACTGGCTGCAAAGCGTCTACGAAGAGGCAGTCTAAGCAAGCAACAGGGGCAGCGTTCAAGGTTGAGCGCTGCCCCGTACTTTTCCAGCATCGGAGGGGACAAAAATGGCAGAAGAAAAGCAGGTGCGCGGGCGCGACATTGCCGCGCCGCTGGACACGCTGGAAGTCAGCGGGAAGCAGTACAAGCTGGCATTCACGAACGAGACTTTCCGGCTGGCGGAGGACGTGTACGAATACCGCTATGGCAGGGCGAAGAACTTCGCGGAAATCGCCATGGACTTAACGCGCAGCAAGATCGGCGCAATCATGGCGATTCTGTACGGTGCGATTGTGGTAGCCGCGCCGGAAACGGAAATGACGTGGGAGGATTTCACGCGAGATTTCCGCATTACGGCAATTCCGGGCGTGGCGGATAAGCTGATGGCGGGCGTAACGGACGCGCTGCCGGAGGCAGACAAGCAGGACGATGCAAACCCCTGAACCGCGCTGGGCAAGCGCCCCGGTATCCGTGGGAATGGCTATACTACCGGGCGCTGGCCTGCGGCATGGGCGCGGAAACCTTCTGGAAAAGCAGCCCGCGTGCCGTGCTGCTGATATATGATGTATACAGGGAAGCGCACGGCGGGAAGCCGAAAGCGCAGCAACCGGTTCGGCTGAACAGGATACCGAGATAAAAATGAGCCTGCATCTGTACGGCATGGAGCAGGATGGCGAAAGCGCACACGTGGACGCTTTTCAAAAAGAGTTGGAGAAATCCAGCTCTTTTTTCTTTATCGCTTAACTTAAAAACGGAGGGAAAAGTATGCCGGACGAGGGCATCCAAACAAAAGTCAGCGTTTTAGGCGACAAAGAGTACAAGGCCGCGCTGTCCGACATCACCCGGCAGCTGACTGTGCTGAACACGGACATGACTGCCAGCCAGAGCGCCTTCGCCGGGCAAGCGGACAGCATGGAGGCCGTGCGGAGCAAGCTGCAAAGCCTGCAAGCTATCTATGCCGCGCATCAGCAAAAGGTCGAGCTGATTGCCGCTCAGCTGGAAAAAGCGAAGCAGGAGTATGGCGAGAACTCCAAGCAAGCCGACAACCTGAAAATCGCGCTGAACCGGGCGACCACTGCCATGAACAAGGTGGGCAGTGAAATTAGCACGACGGAAAACGCACTGAACAACATGCAGAGCGCCAGCGAAACCGCAGAGGGCAGCATGGGCGACCTGACCGCCCAGACTGAGGAGCAAACCAACGCCAGCGGCGAGTTGGCGGACGCTGCGGACAAGGCCGGGGATGCCGTCAAGGGCGAGGGCAGCGAAGCCGACGACGCGGAGAAGAAGAACAGCAAGCTAAAGGAAGCGTTTCAGAGCGCTGGCAGCGCCGCGGGCGGGGCGCTGGTGGCCGGATGCAAAGCGGCCGCGGCGGCAATGGCTGCCATGGGCGCAGCGGCGGCGGCTGCGCTGAAGGCATCCTTTGACATGGCGAAGGACGCTGGCACCTATGCGGACGATGTGGCAACGCTGTCCGCGCAGACGGGGGTCAGCACCCAGCGGCTGCAAGAATGGAGCTACGCCAGCAATTTCATCGACACGTCTGTCGAGCGTGTCAGCGACAGCATGAAAGACCTGTCCAAGCACATGGCGGAAGGCTTCGCTGACAGCAGTGGCGCAGCATACCAGAATTTCGTTCAGCTGGGTGTGTCCATCAAGGACTTCGACGGCAACATGCGCGGCACGGAAGACGTATTCTGGGACGCTATCGACGCGCTGCACAACATGGAGGCGGGCGCTGAACGCGATGCGCTGGCAATGCAGCTGTTTGGCGATAGCGCACGCGAACTGAACCCGCTGATTGAGGCGGGCAGCGCGGCATGGCGGGAAATGGGCAAAGAAGCGCAAGCCATGGGCACAGTTTTCAGTGATGAGAACATTGCCAAAATGGGCGCGTTTGACGACAGTATGCAGCGATTCAGCGCTACTGGGACGGCGCTGAAAAACAGCATCGGGCTTGTGATGATCCCGGCGTTTCAGCCGCTGATTGAAACCGCCACCAGCGCCATGGGGCAAGTGGCGGTCGCTTTGCAGGACGGGCTGGAGCCAGACGAACTGCCGGGCATCCTGAACGGGCTGCTGAACATGGTGAGCGGTGCGCTGGACGATGTGGCGGGGCTAATTGAGGACGCGCTGCCCATTGTGTCGGCGGCGGTGACGCAGGTGGTGGGCGCGCTGGCAGAGCGGCTGCCGGGGCTGCTGACAAAGCTGCTGCCCGCTGCCATGCAGCTGCTGAACAGCGTGGTGAGCGCCATCACCGCCAACATCGGGCCAATTACGGCGCTGGCTTCCACGCTGGTGCAGAGCCTTGCCAGCCTACTGAGTGAGAACGCGGACGCATTGGCAGACAGCGCGCTGACGCTGATGGACGGGCTGCTGGACGGTATTCTGGACGTACTGCCGGAGCTGCTGAGCGCGGGCATCACCATCGTGGTGAAGCTGGCGGCGGGGCTGATTAAGGGCATCCCGAAGCTGGTGGCGAAACTGCCGGAAATCGTGCAGGCCATTTGGAGCGGGCTGACATCCACCGATTGGGGGCAAGTCGGCAGCGACATCCTTCAAGGTGTGCTGGACGGGCTGGCGGGCATCGGCGAGTTCATCCTTGACCTGCTGGGCATTCCGACAGACAGCGGACTGGCGAGCGCATGGGCGAGCTTTTCTGGGGGCATCAAGGATGCCATCACGGGCATTCTGGGCGGCATTGGCGGATTCCTGGGCAGTCTGCTCAACCCGCCTGGTGAAGGCGAACAAACCAGCATCAGCGGGCTATGGAGCAGCTTCGCGGGCACGGTTGGCACTACGATTCAAGGCGTGCTGTCCAGCGTGACGGCATTTTTCAGCACGCTGTTCAACCCGCCAGCAGACGGCGAGCAAACGCAGCAGGCGCAGGAATGGGGCAGCTTCGCGGAAACGGTGGTGGATACCATCGGCACAGCGCTGCAAGGCAGTGCGGAGCTTGTCAGCGGCATCTTTACGGGCGGCAAGGCCGCCATCGAAGCATTCCCGTGGGAGGATACCGGCACGAAGCTGGGCACGCTGGCGGGCAAGGTTGCCGGGTTCGCGCTGGACGGCCTCAGCGGCGTGTTTGACGCTGGCAGCGCTGCCATCA